GCTAAATGGTTTGGGAAGCCTGACGTCGAGACCGTTGACGAGCCAGTAGTTCTTGGAGCAACAGCTCCTGAACCGGTTCTTAAAACTCATTTGCCGCGAGAAAGTAAGAGTGGCTTGATCGAGAAGTGGGTCAGTGAGACTCCAGAACGTTTCGAGAGAGAAATATGGAAAAATGGATGGTCAGAGCAAGCGCCAGATCATTATCTCTTCCGACGAGACATGGCTGAGGTTAGAATGAAGATGTTCAATGAGTGGAAAGAGCATGGCGAATTGAAGAATTTGCCTAAAAGAAAGATTCAGGCTGCTCTAAATAAGCATTTAGCTTCTCTCACGCCCAATAATAATCCGATGATGTTCTCTCCGGAATTCATTAATTGGGGTCAACGACAAGATCCAAATGATCACGTATCATTTACTGCTGCTTTAGCTCAGAGAATTCGAAGATCCAATTTTGATTTGAACAAGGCAGATCATATGGAAGCAATTCCGTTAGGCTGTGCATTGTGGGATCATTGGAAAGAATATCTAGGCTTCGATCGCTACGGTTCCGTTGCTTTCAATCAAAATGAATTTGATTTAGCCGAAGCTCAGTTTATGGAGAAGAGGACTTATCGTAGTGATGCGTTGAAACAAGCTGGTTTTGACAGAGCTGATCCTGATTTTACTGATAGGCTGACTGCAAAGAAGCAATGGAAGCTCAAAGATATCGTTCCTGCTAAAGCCAAAGCATTGCAAGTTATATTAATAAGAGCGGATGAGTATCTCGAGAAATGGGGCCCTAGGGCTCAATATTTGAAGAATAAATTTCTAGAGATATGCCCGCCATACTTGTATTTGCATACAAATAAGACTTATCAGCAAATGCAGGATTGGTCCTCTTGGAGACAGTTGACCTTTGGGAGTGCAGACATAATGACAGAATTGGATATCACCGCTTTGGATACACATGAGCGAGGTGGTTCTCTGGAATTTGAAATTAGATTCATGCGATTCTTTTCATTCCCTGAGGAATGGATTGAAGAATATGTGTATGATAAATATCATTTCCACACTTCGTCCATCTGGTTCGGCTTGATGCGATTTTCTGGTGAAGCTTTCACGTTCTTTTTCAACTCCATGTTCATGGGAGCTAGAACTGTGACTAAGTATGCTATTGCTCCTGGTGCTTGTATGAAACTTGCCGGTGATGATGTCTTACTATTCGATAAGTACGTAGTTCGACAATCTTGGGACAAGATTAAGCATTTGGATGCTATAGATACTCCAGAAGATGGTATTAGCAAAGAGAAGTATTTCGAAGTGAAAGTTGGTGGTTTCTGTTCTTTCAGTGAGAAAGATGGCATGGTTTGGAAGAATCCAATCATCTTATTGAAACGCCTGTTGTCGGCCGCGAGAGAGGGTCGCATAAAGGACGTAATTGATGGTTACTATTTGGATTTCCTTACTATATATCGCCATGAAGATCGTTTGTATGAAGTTCTCAGCGAAGATGAAATGGCTGCTCAGCAAGTTTTAGCTAGTGAGATTTTCAATGCCAAAAGAAGGCACGGAGCTCGTTTGAAATATGCGGAGAAAATGCAAGTCGGTTTTGAAGGCTACGATCCTGGTTTCATCACATATGTGTTGAGCATGTATGACGCTGCTTTGAAGACAGTTGAGGCTAATCCCTATGTGAGCGAGTATACCTCAAGCGAGAGTGACGTCATTACGCAACTGTATGAATATGACTACTAAGGATTCGGCCTTTGATAGTGTTCAGATTGATGCCGTCCCTACTACGAGTACGCAGAAGTTGTCGGTTTTGGGTAATGATAAAGATCACATTCATTTGTTCCAGTTAGTCATTTCAGGGGCTGGTACCCGTTCTTGGACGTTACCGGATTTGCTTGGAGGTTGGAAGCGTCGTAAAGGCAATATTACTTTCAAAAGTATGAAAGTTAAATACACCTTCGATGATGCCAATGGAAGAGTATTATTCGGAATGTTAGCTCCTGACACAAAGATCAGTAGCTTTGGTTCTATGATGAATAATGAGAACATCAAAGAAGCTCATTCGGGTCCTATGGATCCTTATAAGAGCGATACGATGGATATCACTATTCCTGAGGGTCTTGATGACTCTATTTGGCCTATGTGGGGGCCGTTGCCTAAACCAGATTTTGTAATTTACTCTGATAAGGCTGTGAAGTGTTTTGTTACTATTCAGTTGGTTGTTACTATTAGTGGACCGCCTATTTATAGGTGGGCTCTACAGTGGGTAGGCACAAAAATCTTGGACGAAAGTCATGCTGATTTTGCTAAGGAAGAAGTTTCTGT